GGTTTGCAGTGGCTGATATATCATTACAAGCAGATACTAAACCACCAATATCTGAAGAAACATAAACTACTGCATTAACTGACGGTGAACCTACTTTAATGGCGGTGTTGCCATATGACCATCTAATTGAATTATTAAAGTTAGTATCTAATAAAAGATATTCATATCCTGATCTAGCTGTTAGAGGAGTGAAGGAGCCGTAGTTAGTAATCTTATTAGAGTCTGAATAAACTGTAATAACGTTAGTATTATTAAATGTACCAGTTACATTTTTTACTGATATGGTATTTACATTTGTAAACGTAAAATAATTTTCTCTAGGAATTACAGAAATATATCCAAAAGCATTGGAGGTTGCTTGCTCAATATAAACACCAACATGTAATCCGTTAGCAGAAATAGTAGATGTATTAGCGTCAATAATTGTAACATTAGCTACTGATCCAACGATACCTGTAGTATTATTAGAGCCCGCGCCAGTATTTCTTTGCACGATAACATCACCTACAGTAAATAATACTGTATTTTCTGTAGCAATTATTTCTTTATAAATGTCAAAAATAATTGAGTTTGTAAAAACATTGCCGCTTATCTGATTAAGAACTAAGTTTGCAGTATTAGCGGTAGCTGAGTTTTGTACTGCGCTCACCGCTACAGAAATAGATGGGGTGGAGGTATTACCATTATTAAATTTAGCGCCTGGTGCTAATGTACCAACCACTTCAGTAAGTTGAAAGTTATATAAGTTTTGTGAGGCAGTTTCATTAGTAAAGAAGGCTGTAATAGATGTATTAGTATTTGTTACGTTACTTACTAAAATAACTTTCTCACTAACAACAGATTCTGCGGTGTTAGAATATCCCCATCCTCCGTCAATAATTCTAAATCTAACAAGACCGGTTACTGATTCTATTTCAGTAACGAGAGCTTGGCCTTCAACCCCTCTCGCAGAAACTACTTTAACTATTTCACCCACACTGAATAATTCACCACCAGCAGTAATATTAACTCCTGATAAAGAGCCGATAATTTTTGGAGCATCACTTGTGTTTGGATCATCTAAAACAATTTCTCCAACATTAAAATTACCTTTTACTTTACTTAAAAAAGCAATATCAATAAGTTTACCATTTATATTACGAGTAATAATATATTCAACGAATGCAGTAGCAGAAGAAATAGAGCCGGTTACTTCTTTGCCGACATACTCAAGTGTCCTAGAAGTTCTTGATAATTCTAAGTATGTTGGAAGAACCCACGTTCCGTCGGATGGCTTAAGTATATCCTCACCTGGACTATAAATTTCAATCTTGGTCCCATAAATTAATTTAAAGAAAAGATCAAGAGATCTTTCTGAGCCTTTTGACGAGAAAAGATCTTGAGATGCCTTTATAAGACGTCTCTTAGATATATTAGTTTCTATTTCAATACCCTTAAGGTATTTTTCCTTAAAGTAAACAAAGAAAGAGTCTACTGTTTTATCAATATCTCGATAATTAAGTAAGTTACGGGAATGATATACTGGGTTACCGTCTAGTAGTGCATTGGTGTAATTAGCATATGTACTTGAATTATTTTCAAGCCATCTAAAATATTCTTCCACAAATAAAATAAAAAGAGGTCCCTGCTCTTTATAAAAGTCAGGGAAGTGAGATTGAACTAACGGAGAGATGTATTGCTCTATTGCTTTCATTCTTTAATTGGAGTAGCTGTTACCTCTACATCACCATCTCTTATTGTTATAATTGTATTCTTATTAGCAGTAATGTCCTTACTAAAAGGATTAACGTGAAGCTGTATACTTCTACCGCTGTATTCCTCGACTGTTAGATCTTCAATTACTAATTTACCTGTAGTGTAATTTACAGTACCAATAAACTTAACAAAAATGCTTTGATCGTTTTCGTCAAGACTATAGATGGCTAACTTACCGTTGTTATCATCTTGTACTGTACAGCTTACTCCATTAAAAGTAAATCTCGATGAGTATACAGACTTTACAGGAGATTTAATATAGTCTTCCGTACCCGAAGAAAGATCATAAAATGTACCAAGCTCAAATCCAAAATTAATTGTTTTGGAAAATGCCTCGTTAATAATTGGTACGATGCTATAATATGGATGAATTGCCATATCAATACCAACAATGCTAGGATGGGCGTTATTAATAAGCTCGGCCAGCTTACTGCACCTTGCAGTCTTTTTAAATCCATTAAGTTTGTCTGTATTATACTGACTTATTTCTGCTCTTATTAAAGTCTCAATTGCTGACGGATTTAAATTAGTAACATTAGTATTATATCGCGCGGTTACCCCTACTTCAAGGTAGAGAAACTCTGGGTCAATAAACACAGGCTCAAGACCAACTGGGGCTCTTAATTTAATAAAATCAAGAAATCTTTTTTTATCAGCTTCTGGAAGACCTTCGGCATTTTCAATGTCTGCAGAAATAAACACTCTACCATATTGAGGAGGATCGGCATCCTCTCCTCCAAATGCCGAAACAGATTCAATCTCTGGAAAATTAGCAGTTAATAAATTTTCATAGTCATTAGTGGTCACTGCTCGATCTTGATTTTGATATGATCTAGGGGCATTAAATTTAATAGATTGAACTGACTCATTAATGCCCCCACCTCGAGAAATTTGTGAGGTACTCACTGATGAGATGTTTGATTGTCCTTGAATAGAGCCATCAATAGAGAACGTAGCTGCACCATTGGGAAGCTCGCCATTACATACTCTATATTCTACAACAATCGTAGCACCGTTTTGCGGTCTTTTGCCTATAATATTGTCACCAAAAATTATTTCATATTGAGAATTTTCAGCTGCTTGAAGAAAGTATATTTGAGAGTTAGCTTGATTATCTAAGAATGATGCTGCTCTTGTATACGTGTAGGTATTAGCCCCTTCATTTTCTAATACTAATACAGAAATGCTTCTTGTATCTAGAGTAGGATTAGAAAGAACAAACCTTTGCTCGGTGTTGGCTGTAGTGTAGACAAAAGAATCAACGATGTATGATCCCTCGTAAATAGTTAGATCTGTTATATTAAATGCGCCGGAGCTATTTGCAGCAATTACTAAATTATCAGCAGTAGAAAAAGAGTAGCTGTTTGATCCTATTTTAGTAGTAAACGAAGTGCCTTTTGGAATTAAAAGTGAATCTAACGCGGTAGAAGGTGTAACAGTAAAGGATATTTTAGCTTCAGAAGATCTATACGATCTTGGTACATAGTTTAATTCTTTAGCATGAGAGATAACACTATCTTTCAGGGTAGCAGAATCAAGAAACATCTCACTTGCTACCATATTTAAATAGAATGAGTTTAAATAAGTGTTATAAGCAAATACATCTAAAAGCTGACTAATGTTAGATCCTTCATAGTCAACGTCTTTAAACGGTGAATCAGATCTTTTAAGGTATTGCTTAAAATTATCTTTTAACTCACTAAAATCTAGTCCAGTAAGTTTAAGGTTTGTATTTGCCACTATCTTACCCTGTTAAGTAAAAATTCTAAAGTTATAGGCTCTGTATTATTTATTACACTAAAAACAATTGTTATAGTATATGCATTCTGATCCGGTAGCGGAGAGGCAACTACATCTAAAAGATTTGCTCTCGGCTCGTAATTTTCTACGGTCATTTTAATTAAGTTAATTAAAGATGCGGTAGTTTGAGGAGTAATATTCTCAAACAACAATCTATTAATTTCACTACCAAATGTTGAATTAAAAAGCTTTTCTCCTGGGGACGTAAGAAGAATATTTACTATAGATTGTTTAACTGCATCTTCATTTGTAATTAAAGACACGTCTTTTGTATCGTTGTTAAACGGAAGACTGGTCAGCCAATCTTGATAAAGATTAGACTTTTTATCTGTTGATGTAAATCTTTCAGCCTTAGCAACTACTGCCATGTTACCCTCCTACAAAAACGTTTCCTGAGCCAGAAATAGTGTGCCCGCAAGTAGCACTATCTCCTTGATTAACTACTAAAATACCATTTACGAATAAATTATTACAGGCGGCTATCATTGACGGGGGTGGTGAATGAGGAGGAAGACCGTGCCCTGCAACTTTATCTCCATTTCTTACTACCCCCGCCCCGTTAACAAAAACGTTTCCTGAGCCGTCAATTGCTACTCCGCCTGCCACATCAACCCCTTTTCTAGATATTCCTGGCATAGTTATGGATTTATATCCACTCTGGGAGCTTTAATTAGCATATTACCTTTTGATTCAAGGGTATATGTACCGTCAACTAAAATATTAACATTACCTTTAATATGTACTGTTTGATCTTTTAATACAATTTCAAAATAATTATCAACAATTTTATCTACCTTTCTACCATTTTTATCTATTTCTGTATAGGTGCCAGAAGTATGGTAAACATGTATTCTTTCTTTACCTGGAGTATCATCAAGTTCAATAACGTGTCCGGATTCAGTTCTTAGCACTTTATTATAGGGGTACTTCGCATTGTAAGCTGATTCTGGTTCCATACTATCGTATTGCTTATTAAGATTATTTACCTCTCTTGCAAGCTCGGTTACGTCATGTTTTTTATTATCATTGCCTGGAATGCCGTGAATTGTGCCCATTATAACAGGCTGGTTGGCATCATATCCGTCCATAAAAAATCCTACCACAGTAGAACCAACGGTTAAGCCGTTTGGTGATATTCCTACTTTATTAAAACTAGGATTAGTAGGAGGCACCATTATAATAGCCCATGGTAGCTGATCGGTAGGCATTAGTGCTTTGTTAGAAGAATAAAAGTCAAAAATTCTAACTTTCACCCGACCAAGTTTTAGTGGATCTTCTCTATCCTCAACAACTCCAAAGAACCATACAAAACCTTCTTGTCCTAGTCTTTTAGTGGTCATTTGTAACCCAATCTAGAACAATCCATGGCTATTTGATGTTTTGGTTTATTACCATCTTCCATAGTAATTATATGTCTTAATCTTGTTATCAAGTAGTTACCAGAATTTAATCTGTCTTTTGTTTTACGTTCGGTAGTACCAGAAACCTCTGGTAGTACCAATTCAATTACATCACCAGTAGCAATGTAATTATCACCATTAACTAATATACGAACTGTATTCTGATTTATAAGGGTAGAATATGCCTGTTTTGCGCCAAGATGGTTTTCAATAAAATCGGTTCCTCTTGAGCTATCTTTAGGAACAAAGAAGTTTTTTGCCGCCGATTTAGTATGAGTATCAATAAACTGATTAGAGTTTGGAAGAGATGCTTTACTGTCGGTTGAAGTGAAGGTGGATGCTTTTTCGGCTAACTTAAAGGTAATTGTTTCAAGCTCTTTAGATAGTATATCAAAAGATTCAACTGTATTCACTACTGCACCTTCGATAATTTTTTCTACGGAATTAAATTTATCTAAATGTTGATATCTAATTATATTTCTAAATGCGTATTGCTCTCTAGACTTATCAGACTTTGTATCTGGGGCGTATGTAAATGATTTAGAACTTACATCGTTTTTATTTTCTTTTAAAATTGCTTCAATACTTTTAAATTGCATTCCATATTGATTTTCAAAAAACATAAACATACCACCAGAAGGCACTTCCGCACTTATTGCTTTTTGCCTTAACATATCAATTGCTTGAAACGGATTAAGACTTGGTATAGTAATTGGTACCAAACCTTTAGTTTTTTCTACTATAAGGTTTGAAAACGGTAAATTACTTTCTTTAGCTACTATTTTAACAATATCTTTGACTATCTCGTCGACAGTGTCATTATATGATTTTTCTATTGACATGCCAGCGCTGAAGAAGTGGAAAGATGTTACCGCTTTAATCGTATAGATGGATCCTCTACCAGATGGACCAACTCCAGTAGAATCAACACTATAAACTAGAAACCCTTTTTTAGTTGAATTATCTCTGCCCGGTGTTACAAAATTAACAGTAATAATCTCTTCACCAATAATGGGATAATCTTGTACCAAATTAATAGCATCGGCCATAACGATTTCTAAAATCATTGATGGTTCGTTTATGTCTTCATAAATTGACAAAGATAAAACCTGGGCTCTCAAATCTACTTCTCTTTGAGGGCCATTTAATTTACCAATGGTTATTCCAATGATTTTAACATCACCGGACTCATATACTTTCGTCATTATTATTTTAACAGTTCTATAATTTGATCTTCAATCTTATCAAGATATTGTCTGTCAATTAATTTTATAGATTTTTTAGCTTCGTTAAGTTCGTTTTCATAATCATATGCGGATACTGGCTCGTAGTATGCAGCTTCTAAAGCCGAAATAGCGGTATGTACAATAGCTGTATTGGTTACAGTTCTTGACGAACCTGAATCTTGAAACGTGATTGCGCCGTTAGCAAAAGAGCCGGTAATATGCTTTAGGACTACCTTACCGGTATCAACACTTGCAACAAAGCCTGATGCATTGGCCTGAATCGCTTTCTCGCCGACAATAACATTATTACTACTATTTAAAGTAACACTAACAGTTTTATTTGTTTCTGCTACGAAATCAACTTTTTTTCTTTCGTATGATCCAATTTGATTATTAAACCCAATAATAGGATTCCAATATTTTTTATTAGCTGCAGGCAAGGCGGCATACGCTGCTGTAGATATCATTGAATCATCTTTGTACCATGCATTTCTAAAAAAAGAAATGGTGTTAATTGCCTTTTCTACCGATCCATATTTCTTAATTAAAAATCTATTAAATTCGTCTACTGACATTGGCCATTCGTAGTAGGGATCAATAATTGAATTACTAAGGTAAACTACCCATGAGTATCTTTCATCTTCATAGTAATTTGCAGCAATTGTTTCAGCGCGCTCACCCTCTTTAATTGTGTAGGGGTAAAATACTATTAAATTTTTTTCAACTAATTCATTAAACCTTACACTAGTAATAATATTATTAACTAATTCATTATTGTAGTTTATAGTGCCTAACTTTGTAAAGTAATTATACAAAGACATTATCTGTCCCTCTCGGCATTAGATTGCTGGCGATCTTGCTCAACTGTAAAGTCATTTCTAGTAAGCGGTTTGATTTCTTTTAAGTTTAAAGTAAGCTCTACCTCTACTGGGTTAAAAGTATCGGCAAAAAACGCCGGGGTACCCTGGGGGGAGTAATTGACAGTCATTGATTCTAAAAAGCATGTTTTAAAGAAATAAGGTGTGCCGTCCTTTTTACCAAACTTAATATCTACAACATCAGGGAAGGTTAAGAACAGACTGCTACTAGTCTTAGCTGGGTGCATTCTAATCTTAAATTGATTAATAATTTCTTTTAACTTTTCACTTTCAGCTCTTGAGTTTGGAGAAAACTTAAAAGAAAAGCTATGCGTTCTTAAATTAACGCCTTGAAAGACAAGCGTCTGAAAAGGGTTCATTATTGCACCAGTAGCCACATCGGACGCACTACCTATAGAGTCACTTATACCTCCTAACGTCCTTAAACCGTACAATACAGCCTCTGAAGGAGCTAAAGTTGCCTGATCTATAGAGCCTCGAATAGTGCTTCCTAGCGCCTGACCTATTTCTTTTGCTGTTCCAGTAATAGGTTTTAAATTTTCTTCTAGAAAACCAATGGTACCTAGTTGCTTGTCACTATACTGCATATTAAACTGTTCTTGCAAGTTAGTAGGTATAGGTAAATTAATAGTTACTTGAGGTAGCTCTATAAACTCAGTAATCGGTGCTTTTCTTTGATACGACTTAAACATAAAAATTATAAAATACTCACCTAAGTCCTCTGGGTATGTAAGTCCGGATCGATATGATCTTCTAGATGTATCCTCAGGAGATAGATCTTTTAGCTTCTGAGGCGGCTTAAAAGTATCTTTAAATTTAGTATAATTTCCGAGGCTGCCAAGTTGGTTCATGGCCTGAGCGGCAGACTTAGCAGCTGACATTCCTAGAGAGCCCAGTGATTTTGCTAGATTGTTTACATTGCCTAGCGCATCGCCAACGCTTGTGGGAGAAGATTTTAAAAATCCATCAACAGCGCTTCCAACTTCTACTACCGAGCTTCTAAATGATTTTGAGACCTGATCAGCAACTGAGGTTGTTGCCTTAAGTGCGTCTTCTACTTGTATTGGCATAAATATTTCTTATGAGTTATAAAGGTTTTTTCAGGCCTAAAAATCCAGCCAAATATAAAGGTGATCCTAGTAACGTTATTTATCGTAGCGGCTGGGAGCTTAAACTTATGATGTACTTTGATAGCCATCCTGATGTCCTTCAGTGGTCTAGTGAGGAGTTCTGCATTCCATACAGGTCGCCTATTGATGGTAAAATTCATAGATATTTTCCAGACTTCTTTGTTAAAAAAAGAAATACTGATGGAATAATTGAGTCAGCAGTAATTGAAGTGAAGCCGTTTATTCAAGTTAAGCCTCCTACTATGCAGCAAAAGCCAACAAGACGGTATCTAAAGGAAGTTAAGACTTATGGAATTAATGCAGCAAAATGGAAAGCGGCTAAAGAGTATTGTGAACTTAAAAAATGGAAATTTCTTATTATGACCGAAAAAGAACTGGGTATTAAATAATGGCTATTTTATTTTCTGACTATGTAAAAAATGACATAGATGAATCAAAAGTGCTTAATGCATCTGAATGGCTTAGAGATAAGGCAGCAGAAGTTGAAAAAGTAGATACAGCAAGACTTATAAAGAAAAATAGTACGAAAGCAGTATCAAGAATTCTCACCGGTCATTTGTATCTTTATCGCTACAATCCAAAGCTTCAGCAAGAACTCCCTTACTACGATATCTTCCCAGTCGTATTTCCAATACAAAGGGCTAAGGACGGATTTATAGGACTTAACATGCACTATCTTCCATTCTCATACAGAGCTAGACTTATGGATGCATTATACGAATATGTTACAGGGGAAGAGGAATTACAAAAAGTAAAGATAACGTATAAGATTTTAAGCTCAATAGCCAAGCTTAGATACTACAAGCCATGTTTAAAGCACTATCTAAATAGTCAAGTTAAGTCTAGATTTTTACATATTGCCCCTAAGGAATGGGACATTGCATTATTTCTACCGTTGCAGAGATTTTATAAGGCTACTACGCAACAAATCCATAGAGAGAGCATACAAACGATTAGGCAGTCAAATTTAAGAGGAATTAACCGATAATGCCAACAGCATCAGAATCAATTAATAGTTTTATTTCCAAGTCAAGGGATGTTGCTGGGTCGGCTAACGCCTTACTTGACTTACCTGGTGTTCCTTCTGAATTAAGAAACGCGGTAGGTTCGCTCTTTGGAACGGGTAGAGGTTTAGCACCCGGACAAAATAGAAGAGACTTAAATAATTTTTTAGGAACGGTATCTAAGTTAAAAGGATTTACTAGACCTTCCTACTTTTACGTAGAAATATCTACTCCAAGAATGATGACTCGTGATTCTAATAGTGCAAGGACTCTAGCATTTCTATGTGAAACGGCTAACCTACCAGGTGTGTCATTGGCTGTGACGGATATACGCAGGTATGGATATGGTCCTTTTGAAAGAAAACCTCACTCACCTGCTTTTGTAGATATGACCATGTCCTTTTTTGTAGACGCTTCCGGATTAGTTCAGAAATTCTTTTACAAATGGATTAACGGAATAGTTAAGTTTGATGAGCTTCCGTTTGGACCCGTTGGTCAAACTCAAACAACCAAGCTTGCCCCTTTTGAAGTAAATTACAAAGAAAACTATAAAGCGGACATTCTCATCACAACAGTTGATGAATCAAATAATGATATAGTTAACGTAAGACTTAGAGATGCATATCCTATCTTTATGGGTGATGTAAACCTTGGATGGGGCGACAATGACTCTATATCGAGACTACCCATTACATTTACTTACTTTAATTGGAAGATTGAGAACATTAACATTAACCAGTTGCAAGAGACTCGTTCACCAGGACTTATTCAGAGCTTAATAAAGACCGGTACTGCTATTCAAACTTTAGCATCCATTAGAAAACCAAATAACGTCGCTGATGTTATTAATGTGGTAAACAATGCTAAAATTGCTTTAGGTGGAATAATTAGATAATAACAGGAGAATATACTATGGCTTTGCCAAAACTTAATCACCCTACTTTTGAATTGACTCTTCCTTCGAGTAAACAAAAAGTAAAATTTAGACCCTTTTTAGTTAAAGAAGAAAAAATTCTTTTGATGGCTATGCAAGGAGAAGATTCTGAAGAAATTTTAAATTCAATTAAGCAGGTAATTAATAATTGTATCCTTACCGAAGGTATTGATATTGATAAACTTGCAACGTTTGATCTTGAATATTTGTTTATTAAGATAAGAGCTAAGTCCGTTAACAACGTGGTTAAACTTACGTATAGAGATTTAGAGGATGAAAAAAAGTACGACTTCGAAGTTAATTTAGATGAAGTAGAGGTTAAATTTAATCCGGAACATACAAATAAAATTGAAGTAAATAATAAGGTAGGATTTTTTCTTACCTACCCTAACGCTGGTATCTCTGGTAAAATAAAAGATGTAGAGAATGAAACTGATTTATTTTTTAGTATTTTAAAAAATTGTATTGAAAAAATTTATGATGGTGAGAACGAATACTACACCTCGTCAGCAACCGAGGAAGAGATAGAAGAATTTATGCAGAATTTAGATGTAAAGTCTTTTAATAAAATTCAAGAGTTTTTCTCCACCATGCCAAAGTTAAACTATGAAATTAATTACACCAACAGTTTAGGAAACGAAAGAACGATTAAGCTTTCTACATTAAACGATTTTTTTACATTGGGCTGAGTCACAACACACTGAGTAATTACTATACATTAATTTTTAGTTTGGCTCAGCACCACAAATGGTCGGTTACTGAAATTGAGGATATGATTCCTTTTGAAAGGGATCTCTACGTTGAGATGTTAAAGGATTACTTAGAAAGAGAGAAAGAAAGAATAAAGGCTAGAAAACAAAAATAAAAAATGGCGTCAATAAGAAAACAATTACGAGGGAAGAGTATAGAGAAAGCAATCGACGGCGCCAAACGTTCGATGTTTACTGGTATGGGCTTTTTTATTCAAGTGCAGCCTTACGCAAAAGCTCTTGAAAATTCATCGGTTGAGATGGTTAGTTCGGCTGAGCAATTAGGTAACACTCTTTTAAAATATCTAGAACTGGATGAACCACTGAGGCGTCAACCTGAACCTCAGGCGGTAAAAGAAGACACCCTAGACGCAAGAGTAGCTAAGGTACGTAAAGGTGCTTTTGATTTAGCCAAACTTGGATTAATTATTCCATTTCTTTTAAATAAAGATTCAAGAGAATACTTAGCATCTTTTATTTCCGGACTAACTGGGTTTAGTTTAGATGGTATAAAGACCACGCTTGTAGCCGTTACAGCCGTGCTTTCTGGCATGTTTGCATTAAAACTTTTTAAGCAAATAAACGATACAATAAATGCCATTCAAAAATTAAATGAAGTCACGCGCACACTATTTGGAATAACAGAAACAGCCTCGCAGGATATTACGACTAAAAGTAATGAATTAGATACAGAAAAATCTAAGATTGAAAAGGATAAGGAAAAAAGAAGAAATAAAAGAAAGGCAAAAGTCCAGCGCACAAGAAAGCTTCGTAGCTTATTAAAAGGTGCGTCTACGTTTGCCAAGCTCTCTCTTATAGGAGCTGCAGTAGGAGTAATTATAGACGCATCTATTAGTACTGTACTTGATTATAACGATCAAGAAGATGCTGTGCTTGATAGTGAGGAAGAAGACGGCAAAGCACCTGAACCTGAAAGTGTATGGTCCCTTATTACTAAAAACATTATTGAGTCTTTAACCTTTGGTCTTATTAACAAAGCAATGATTAATAATACCATGAAGGTGTTTAAAGGTGATGAAAAAGCAATCGCAGAAAATAAAGCCGCCGTATCTGGAATGAGTGTATCAGGGGCGGAGTTTGGGGGATTTGAGGGTGCGGGACCTGAGCCCGCTCAACCTACAGAAACCTCTACCCTACAAACAACTGCTCCAGCTGGTAGTGTTGAGCCTGCCTCGAAACCTGCCGGACAAGTGTCAATTCAAACTCCTTCCGTTCAAGCCGTTCCAAGTATGGAGCCTGTAAACAGTACTGCAAGCTTGGTAGAAAAATCTGAAGAGGTTGTTTCAGAAAAAAGAGCTGCTCCACCTTCAGTTTTTATAATTAACAATATAGATAACACAACTACTGTTCTGGAAGCATAAAATGGCTAAGAATAAACGACAGCTTAAAAAGCAAGAAAAAAAAGCAGCTGCAGAAGCTCTAGACGCTGTTGTAAGTAGCGGCACGGTTACAGAAATGATGTTTACTAAGGTTATGGAAGCTCAAACAAAGCCCGCTAAAGAAGATAGTAAGAGTGAAACAAACATTTCTAAAATGTACGAAAGTACAATTTCTAGTTTAAGTAGCATTAATGAAAGTATTAAATCTGTGGCTGCAGTGTTTCAAAATTTAACTGGTGTGCTGTCTGAAAAAATTGTTGATAGGCTAGAAGAAAGAAAACTTTTAGAATATCAGCAAGAAGAAGCACAAATGGAAGCTGTGCCGATAAAAAAAGCAAAACCTACCGCTATGGGAGAAAAAGAAGAAAAGTCTACTGGAAGCATTATTAAAGACTTCTTTACTAACCCGGCTGTTGTTGCTGCGTTCTCAGGATTAGTTTATCTTTTTCTTCCTAAAGAAATAAAAGAAAAAATATCTTCCTTCTTTACTGGATTTAAAGAAGGTCTAGGAGAAGTGTCTACTGAGTTTGATACATTTAAGACTGCTTTAATGATTGCAGGAGGAGGGCTTGCAACCTATCTTGGTGTAAGCGTTCTAAAATCTGTTACTGAAGGCATTGCATCTACAATTGCATTAATTGTAAGGGCGAAAAAGACTTTCGGTATGCTTGGTAGGGGTGCTCAAAAAGTACTAGGAAATAAAGCTGGAATGGCTGCAGTAGCAATTGGAGGGGGAGCTGCTGTTGGTG